CTAATTGTCCAAAAGTAGTCCATTTATTATCTGCTATAAGGTTGTTAATATCATTTGGATCAAACACACCTGTATTATTACCAAAACTTTGTGTTGGCTCTGCACCTTTATATCCATATTTCAAATCATCTGCCATTGTTATACCACCTTATATAAAGTAAATGTTCCACTATCAATATTTATTCCACTTATGTAAAAATAAATTCCATCTACAGAACTTGTAACTGTAAATACACCACCACCTTGATTTCCATAAAGCTCACTACCTGCAAACTGTGATGTTTCAAAAGTGATAAATGTATATTCAGAACTGTTATTAGCATTGTAAATATAAAATATTCCATTAAAGTTTTTTTCTGTTGTAGCATTTACATAACTATCACTAATGTTGAAATAACTATAATTAGCACCAGAATTGTTTTCAAAAGCTGCACTTGTTTTTAAACCTTTAGCTGCAAAATCATAATTAGCAGTTGTATTTTCAGTTCCACCTTCAGTTAATCTACCTCTTAAAACTTGTGATGTAGCTGGTGATAATCCACTTATAGCAACCATATAAACATCATCACTATCTATGCCTGTTAAGGTAACACTTGGTGTTGCTACTGAAACTGTTGCAGTATTTACTTGAATTAATTGTCCTGCCATTAGCTATCTACTCTCAATCCATAAGTTCTTATAGTTCCTTGAAAATTATATCCACTAACATTAAAAATATTAAAACCTGTACAACTTGAAGTATTTTTAAAAACTCCTATCCCTTTATATGTTTCGTGCCTACCACTATTTCCCCACTCACTAACTTGTTTTATAGCAAAAGTATAGGAACTTGATGAAAATGGATTAAAGATATAATAAACTCCACCCTCACCACCTGTTGTATTTGAGTAATTTATAAAGTATTGTAAAGAGGTTTGATTAGTACTTCTTAACTCTCCAAAAGTTGCATTATCTGCTAATTGAAGTTGTGCCATATCATAATTTGCTGATGTTAAAATACTTCCACTAGAATTAATAAATCTAAGTTGGTTCCAAGCAAAAAGACTTCCACTTGTTGCTGATAAATTTTTTGTAGTGATTTTATAAATATCAAAATCTGCTGAAAATACATCAGTAATATTTACTGTTGTAACATCAGAAGTTATTTCAGTTTCATTAATTAATCTTAGGTTACTCATATCTGTTTTACTCCATAGAGTTTTGCTTGTAGATTTGCTATATTGCCTGTGCTATTTGTTAAAAGTTGAATTGCATTATGAGTTTCAGCAGTTGGTAAAGTTGCACCACCAAATAACATATTATAAACACCTGTATGAAAACCTGTATTATGAAAAGTTGAAAAACTATATTTGCTTGAATTACCTAAATTATAAAAATATATATATGTGTTTTGACTTTCCTCTACTGTATCAGCATCAAAAGTAACATAAGACATAAAAGAAAAACTTGTAGATTTACCCTCACTAAAAGATACAGTTGTTGCAGATTGATAAGCATATTGATAGCCACTAGAAATAAAGCTACTTCCATTATTATTACTCAATCTAACCATAAGATTTTCTTGAGCAGTTGCATAATAACTATCTATTTGAAGTAAATGTACATCATATTTTGCTTCTTGAATATTAGTAAATTCCATTGTTGCAGTAGATGAAGTTATAGATTGTTCCTCAATAAGTTCTAAACTTCCACCAAGTTTTCCTTGTGATTGAAGTTCAGCTACATCAGTAATAGAAAAGACACCACTATTAGATACAGTTTGATTAGGTTGATTTTGTCCTAGATAACCATAAGGCATTTGAACTCCTTTAGGTTATTTCTAAAATACTTGCAAATGCTTCTAGATCACCTGAAGCTGCACCACCTGTTAGTTCTATACTATCCCCATTTTCTAAAACTAATTTAGAAGTTCCTGCTAGTTCTATTGTGCTATCAGCTGGTACGCTTATTGTATAAGCTATACGTGCATTTCCAGAAGTTCCGTCAACAACATCAGCTGTAATTGTGTCATCAGCAGCACCATCAACATTAGTAATACGTAATGTCAATATAATTGCTGTACCACCAGAACTATTAGTATAAATAGCAGTATTACTGCTAGTTACGTCCAAATAAGCGTTTTTAAATGTATTAGCCATATTTCCTTTCCTATCCTAATGCGATTATTAAACCTATATCAGCAAATCCACCTTGATCTAAAATAGATTGTACTGTAACTTTTTTTATATTATTGCTATCACTTGCGTCTGCAATTAATAGTTCGTCCCCTGTAGCTGCTGTAACTGATGATTGTCCATTAATATCTACATCAAGTGTTACTGCACCAGATGTTCCACCACCACTAAGACCAGATCCAGCTGTAACACCAGTTATATCGCCCTCGCCAATATAACCTGCCCACGCTGATCCATTGTAAAATTGTAATTCATTGGTATCTGCTAAATAACAAAACATACCCTCTATTGGACTTGTTATTTGTGCGTCCCTTGCTGTTGCGTCAGCAAATATTGAAATGGATTGTTCCATTAAGTAATCATTTACATCTGCTGCTGTTAAGACTTCACCAACAGCAAAAACTTTAAATCCGTTTGCCATATTTTTAGTTTATCCTTTCTTTGTTTAGTTTAATTGTATGTGTCATTAATAACCTAACTTATCTGTATCTAATACACCAAATAATGGATTGTCTAAACGTAAAAATGCCTGGACATCTGCATTAGATAGCTTATATGAACAACTAAATATATCTGGTGTAATGTTGTAACTAATACTATCAATCACTTCTAAAGACGTTATTTGTGCTGGACTACCACTGCCAGGTGGTGTTAATTCAACTTGTACAACATCGCCAACTTCTCTTGCTAATACGGTATTTTGATTACCAGTTGTAGCTTCTGTTAGATCAACTACTAAGTTATCAAATCTAATTAAAGCACTACTAAATTTACCAAGTAAAAAGTTTGCAGCGTCATTAACATCACTATCTGTATTGTTATACAATCCTGATCTACTTAATGTTCTAACCAGGTATTTACCTTGCGACGCCGTATCTTCTACAGTTTGTGTTGTACCACCAATACGTTGTAATGAAACTATATTAAATATCTCATTGTCATCGTTTATATAATCTACACGTAAATATGGTACATCTGAACCATCATCGCTAAATGTTGCACTAGGTGTGCTTGGAAACGTTGTATGCCTTGATTTAAACGTTAATTGACCATTCTTAGCCATAAATAATAAACCATTTTCAGAACGTTCAATATTTTGTAAAACTGATAACGCATTTTCACTAATACCACTTAATGATTGCATTGTACTTATACCAGTTTCAATGGATCTACCAGCACCGAATTTAATATTGGCATTATCTAATACATTACTAACTAACGTTCCACTATCTGTACTACTAAATGAAGCGTCAATTAATTCTGCATTAGCTAACTTAATAAAACCATCAGACGCTAAAAAGTCTGCAAATGAATTGTTTTTATCTGGATAACTAAGGTTTATATCTGTTACAAAACCAACAAATAAATCTTCATAGGTTGAACCACCATCAGTTGTAGCGTCCACTTGTATAGCAATCATAGGTTCAATACCTGGACTATACGGACTTGATGTATTGGTATTTTCATATTTACGTTCATTATTTAATAAACGTACTGCACACGTACCAGTAAAGAATGTGTCTAAATCTCTTGATCTACCACGATTTATAGCAACACTTTGTACATCGCTTGTTACATCAGTTAATGTAACTGCACCACCTAATTGCCCACTATCTAAAACACCACGAATTAAATCATCTAATGTAAAAGTGTTTTGTGTAAAACCTATACGAACACGTACTGTTGGTTGTGCCATTATAAAATATCAATCCTGCCACTACCACCATTTTGACGTTTAAATTCTCTTGCACCCCTAGAAAATAAATCTGCTGCTTGTTGATCTGTAGTAATTGGTGCGTAATTGTTTACAATAACATTTCCCTGACTTTGTCCGATAGCAGTACGTTGTGTTTGTGCTGCTGAAGCTAATAAACTTGTAGCTGTACGTTGTGCGTCAATATCATCTGGGGAAACTACAGATTTAACTTGGCTATCAGCAAAACCAAACGATACTTCTTCAAAACGTCCAAGTTTGGGTAGATCAAGTTTTATACCAATCTTACCAAGCATATTTTGTGCTTTTTGTGCAAAACTATTTATCTTGTCAATAAAACTATTTAATGCACCAATAATACGATTTATCATATTTTCAAAATTCTTTGGTAGGTTAGTTAAAAATGGTGCAACAAATCTATCAACTATTTCTGTAAACTTTTTAAATGCTGGTGCAAGTGCTGCTAGTAGTAACGTAATAATTTGTATCATTGGTGGTGCTAATGCACTAATTAATCCACCAATAGAAGCTATAAATGGTGCTACTGATTTAATTGCGTCTGATAAGTGGGGTCCAATCTCGCCAACTAAATCTACTAATACTGGTAATAATTGTTCTGCAATCGGTAATAACTCTTGACCAAGTGTTGCTTTTAATTCTGTTAATTTTGCCCTTGCTTCATTTGATTTAGCAGCAAAACTATCTTGTTCTGCGTTTAAATAACCTTGTGTTACAGCAGATCGTTCAACAATAAGTTCGTATGTTGCTAATGCTTTTTCTTGTTTTGTTAATTGTGCAGCAGAACTTTTACCTGTCATTTCAAACGCTTTAGTTTGTACTTCTGCTTCGTTTATAGCGATACCATAAGTTTTAAGACTTTCACGCTCACCAAGAAGTGCTTTAGTAAATGCTTCTAATACTGGTTGCGCACCACCCTGAACATTATTAAATGCTGCGACGTCCCCAGCTACAACGGTTAATGCTTGTGATAAATTAGCACTTTCTTCAGCTGTAAATGCAATACCCTGTAATACTTGTCCAGATGTTTTTAATAAATCTTGTAATTCAAAATTTGCTAAACCAGCTTTATTTGCAAACTCTTCTACGAATGCGTTTAGTTCTGCCCCACTTTCACCAAATACAACATCAAATGCTGATCCAGCTTCTTTAGCACTAGAAGCCAAATCAACCATTTCTTTACCAACGGTTACTGCTGCAACTGACGCTAAACCTAATCCTGCTACTGTAGCTTTACCAATAGTTCCTGCAACACTACCAAATGTATTTAATGCTTTTTGTCCCTTTGTTAATGATTTAACAAACTGGTCGGTTTTACCGACTATTGCTATTGATACTTTCTTTTCAAATGCCATTATTTAATTGCCCTTGTTAATGCGTCATACATACGTTCATTGTATGTTTCCAATATTTCGTTTTGATTTCTACTAATAGTTTTACCTACAACATAACCTTGTTTACCTAATTTAGTAAATGAACTGTCGCCACGATCTCTTTGGTTGCCAATCCATTTTCTATATGGAAACTTAGCACCTGGTCTTGAATGTGGTAAACGTCCTACTTCTGAAGCAGTTATTGCCCTAGTTTTGCCACCACGAACTGGTACATATTGAAACCTACGACCAAACTCCATAGATAAAGCTGTTGGGTATCTATCGTTTGATTTAATATTGATTTTTGCTTCGGATCTAGTTCCTGAAGCTGTCATACCCATAACAGAACGATTAGCTTTTGGTACTGGTTGTTTACGTCCTAACGTACGGCTTTCTGTTAATTGTTCTTTTGCTATTTCTCTATGAAACTTTGATAATGTTTTAAGAACGTCTTTTTTACCGTATTGTTTTAATTCTTTAACAAGTTCTCTAACTTCGCTGTTATCTATTGCTAAATCGGTTTTTTTAAATGTTCTTGCCATAATTATCGTATTTCTTGTTTATAACTCTTACTAATGCGTAAAACATTTCTAAATCAAGTTCTGCAAGTTCTTGTGGACTTATACCAGTTTCAACTGCTATTGTTGCAATTAAATCCTGAAAACCACTTATGCTTTTAAATTATCACTTGATCCATTAATGTCTAGTTCTTCAACTAAACCAATCCAGGTATCATAATCATCAGTTACGCCATTTCTTTTAGCACCTAACCAAGCTAAATATAAAAGCCACTCATAACGACTTTCTTCGTTTAGCTTGGATATTGGTACATTAAATTTGCGTTCAAACTGAACAATATCTATTGGTTTAATTTTTACTTCAAACTTCTTGCCGTCTTGCATAACGACAATCATATTGCCCATTATGAAGTTGCTCTAGTTATTGTTCCAGATGTTGGAAACGTTACGGACATAGTTGCAAGTTCACCAACGCCATTTGCTACTGGTATGTGTTGATTTACAAGCACATCACCAGAATAGCTTGGGTTAGTAGCACTTACAGCACTAGATGTTGGTTTAACAACAAATGCTGTTGTTGTACCTAACAATGGCCATAATGTAGCGTCCACTTCTGAAGCTGCGAAGTCTTGTTGAAACTCTATAGATAATTCACCTGATTTCAAACCACCTGTTCGTGATTGAAAAGTATCGCCCATAGCCGTTGTAATAATTTCGTCAGCTGTAATGTCTAATGTAACACTTGCAACGTGGTCTGATAGATCAACGCTATTCAAGGTTACACTAGCGTCTGTTAAAACAAATTTTGCCAATGTAAACTCCTTTCAAGTCTAATTTTATAGTTTAGTAAAGAAGTTAAGTTGTGTGTGTTATTCTATGCCGATTGTTGCGTGTATAGAAAAGCTAGGATCAGTTCCACTAATTGTATAATTTAGTCGCCAATAGTCATCTGTAATTGATCCAGCTACACTTTGAAAATCTGCACCTATTGCAGTTATATCTGTAAATGTTATTTGGTCTGTTGGACTTGTAAAACTAGCGTTGTCATCTGATTGTAATTTAAACGTAACTGTTGGTGATGATGTTCCACTTACACCATAACAATGTATTGCTGCATAAATCTTTTCATCTGCACCAACTGCACCTAATTGTACACCTGTTGAATTACCAGTAGCAGTTAAATCGCTATCAAGTTCAATAGTACCCCTAACAACAATATCTGATGATTGTGATTTAGAAATACTAAATGGTGCTATCTCGCCAATAGATCCAAACATAGAATAAGTAAATAATGTTGATTTCATAAAGTATGCAGTATTGCCTACACCTGCGTCTGGTACTGTTGTAACAATTAATTCGTTGCCTACAGACGCACCTAATAAAGCGTCTGGTTTGTTTTGACCAGCTTCATAAAAACCGTCCATTGATATAGTGCTATCTTTTAAGCCCCCTAGTTTTTCCCTAAAGCCACCACTATTTATAACCGTTGCGTCTAATTCTTCAGCGTTAATTTCCAGGTTTACACTGGTTATGTGGCTAGATAAATCGTAACCACCTGTAAAAACTTTACCGTCATTAAATACAAATTTAGCCATTATCTACTTCCCACGCTTCATTAATGTTTGGTGTATTTTTATCATCTGCTTTATATGTTCCGTCTTTTTTTCTTGCACGTCTTTTTTTAATAGTAATAGGTTCTATGTGTCCACTCTTTATTAATGACTTAGCAACATTTTCATCATCAATAGTTATAGTTTCGCCTTTTACTTTATCCATAACTTTTTTATTACCAATAATTTTATATTTAGCCATTACGAACCTTTCGTGTAAACTTCA